CTATATTAAATTTATAGCCTCTAATAGCTGTTCCAACGTCTTATGAGTGTAAACCCTTTCCGTTACATCGGAGCTGGCGTGCCCCAAAATTAATTTCTTGATTTTTACGTTTACGTCTTTATCATCAAGCAGGCTTGCACAGGTGTGACGTCCGTCGCCGGGCAAGTGGTCCATCTTAAACATATTCATTACCGGTTCCCAATATTTGCTGCGGTACGCGTCATAGGATATTTTCTTTCCCCGCTCATCAGAGAAGATGCATTTGCCGGTGCTGCGTTCGTAGGCAGCCTTGAAGAAGTCGAAGATTTTATCAGCGAGCGGGATTCTTCTGCCACGGCCTGCCGCGGTTTTCATGCCGCCAACGAAGAATTTATTTTCAAAGTCAACGTCCGCTTTCTCAACTTTCACTAGCTCGGTAGGACGCATGCCGGTATAACAGAGGATAAGCACAGCTTGCACTTTTATATCCTGGCTGTTCTCCCATAATATAGCAAGCTCCTTTTGTGTCAGCGGATTATGTATTCTGCTCTCAACCTGCGGCGGCAGGCTGGTAAGCTCAACATAATTCTTTACTATAATATCATTAGCAAGCGCATATTTGGCCATCAGATTACATACGATTCGGATTGCCTTCTTGGTGGCGTAGCCTTTGTCGCAGTCATTAATTATCTGCTGAAATTGCGCTGTCTTAATATTCTTGAATGGTATATCCCATAGCGGCGCGCAGCGCTTATATGCTGCCTTATATTGGTTGGATTGTTCCTTGCCGTCAACATAGGTTGCAGCTTCCCATCTCTCGTGTACCTGGGCAAATGTCAAACCCACGCTTTCCACGTCATAGGGTGATTGATTGTATTCAGCCAGGGCGTTAAGTGCTTCTGTGCGCTTTGCATAGTAGCCTAGTATTTTCATAAGCTGGCGGCCGTCATTTGTAAAGCCCGTTGTGATGCGGACCATATACGGCCGCCGCCGGTTCCCGGTCAGCTTTGTAACAGAACCATAGCCGTTAGGTAATTTCATGCTTGACAGCTCCTTCCTTTTTCAGTTGTTGCATTTTTTGCACATACTGGGGATAACGTGTGTATTGATTCTTTCAAGCGTTTATATGAAGTTATTATTCACAAATTAAACATATTATCATGATATAATATAAGTAGGTGCTCGGGGCGGCTGTGCGGTCCGGTGTAGGCGCAGTAGACGGCGCAGCTTCCGTGGGCACATATACAAGCATATTGTATTTCATTTTCGGGGTGTTGAATGAAGTGCAATTCTTGATTCCCTTCTTTCTCCTTTTTTCTAGGTTTTCATGTTTTCCAGATTTTTTTCATGCAAGGCAAACCTCCTTTCAAAATTGTGTTTACGATTCGGCAAAAACAACAGCAACAATAGCTCACGTGTACGGCGTGGGCTATTGTTGTTTTTGTTTGAAAATATCGTTGGTTATTGCTGCAATGGATTCGGACCATATTCGTTTGCACCGGGATTGCCTTTTTTACAAAACAAATAGAGCAGTAGAAGAAAGTAGAACAGCGCAACAGTGTTGCTTGCAAGGAACATTGCTAATGTCCATCTTGAACTTTTATCAATATCATGAAAGCGTCTGTTTGTGTTGGCGTATAAGAAGAGTGTAAAAGGGATTATAAAGACAAGCATTAATGCGCTATATAGAGAAACTTTTTCTAGTTCACTTGTTGAACCTGCTAACCACGAAAAGAATACCGCTACCAGAATAATTCCTAAATATGCAATAGCGGTTCTTTTAATAAAAACTTTTCTTCCTATTCTGCCTTTGAAAGTAAAATAATTATCGTCAGACGGAACAAAGTCGTAATTTTGTTTAGTCTGTTGAATTGGTGCGTCAACATGTTTCTTTGAAAACATCGTTTTTATTTTTTGGGGCAGTTCTAATATAGTTTCGCATAACGAATTAGGAATAAGAGATATACACACGGTAAAGATTAGCACACCAATAAGATAAGGATTTCCGTTAAGCAACTCATAGAAAAACTCTATTGGATTAAATCTCATTATAAGCACTCTCCTTTGTAATAAAAAAATAATTGGCAGCTTTTTAGACTGCCCATGTCACGCCTTGCGCCAATGGCACAGCGAAAATTGTTTGATAGAGGTTCTTAATCTGTAGGCTTATTATGTCACTGTCAACCATGTTAACCACCTCACTTTCTGTCTTTATTTGATTTAATAATAGCACATTTAAATGCAAACTGCAATTCAAATAATTATCTTTCCTAAAACTCTTTATAATGAGCGAGCTTAGTGGTAGAATATAAATAGGTTCTTAGTGTTGTAGGCCTGCTTTAATTTGAATGGAGGGCACAATGCAGGTTTTATTGAGTAGGATAATCGGTATATTGCAGGAAGTGAAAGATGAAGAAACGCTGGCTGTCATATACAGCTTTATCCTTGGACTTGTAGACGAAGATTGATTTTTTATTTGCTGCACTAATTTAAAAGGCATAGCAAAATCCCCGTACCGCGGATGGTACGGGGATTTTTTTATTTGCCGGTTATTTGCTTTTTGCCAGATTGTGAACGAAATCTTCAAATAAAGTTTTCATTTCGGGCGGCAGTTTGAGATATTCAAGAAACAAGTTTTTCGTGAATTCATCATTGGTTTTCAGTAGCTTGTCTATTTGAAAAGCTAGTTCTTCATTGGTGTTGTTCTTGCTTTTGAACATATCTCCTTCACCGGTACGCAGCCAATCTTCACTAACATAAAATTCTCTGCATATATCAGCAATGGTTCTTTCCGGCACATTCTTTCCTTTTTCGTACTCACAGTATGTACTTTGAGAACGTCCGATTTTAGCAGCGAAATTCTTTTGACTAAGGCCAACGGCTTCGCGTATCAATACTAGGCGTTGCGCTATATCCATTTAATCACCTCACTTCATCTATAGTATAATATCGAATTACAAAAAAATCAATAGAAAAACGATAATTTACATATAATCGAAAAACGAAAAAAATAATTGACAAACGATAGTAATGGTAGTATGATAATTATAAAGCGATAATGAAAAATCGCGAAACGATAAACAGCGAAAGGGGTGGCAACAATGGAAGTAAAAGAGATGCTTGCTGAAAAGCGTGTAAAGCGCACGGCGGTTGATATGTCCAAACTTAAAGCGGACGGCCTTATGGTTGCGGCCGCATATATGCAGGGCTTGCAGGCTGCCGTAAGACTGTGCGAACAGCAACAACAGGTAGTCGGCCAGTAGGGCTGAAATAGAAACAAGCCCCGCGCCTAGCGTCGGCGCGGGCAGGAGGTGTGCTTTGAATAGTAGGACCGACAAAGATTTGAAAAGAATCATGGGCGCAATCCGGTGTGACACGCTGGAAGAAAAAGCTAAAAAGAAAGAACGCGCAGAAGCTATTGAAAGAGCTGAAAAAACGCTACGAAACGGCAATGCGCTTTCTAAAGCAAAGGAGGCAGTAAGATGCTTGGAAACGTTCCTATTAAAACGGCCGCACGGCTCATGCAAAAAAGCGAAATGTTTGTGCGTATGGGCCTGCGTAGTGGCGCGTTACCGTTCGGCGTGGCTATTCACGCCAGCAGTAAAAAGAGTTGGGCTTATCATATCAGCCCGGCAAAGTTTGCCGCCTATATGGGCATTGAACCTGCTGACCTGGCGGCAGAGTGCGGAGGCATGAATGACTAAGAAGAAGAGAAAGTGCGCTGTGTGCGGCAAAGACTTGTCGCGCGCAAACTACTCTAAAGTAGTAGATAAGGAAAGTGGCCTGCTTGTTACCGTGTGCAGCGGTGGCGAGTGCTGGCGCAAGGTTGTTATGAAAGGATGGGGAAAATGAGCAAGACTACTAAAGGCTTAGTGAAAGCGTTTGTCATCACTGTCATGCTGCTTGCCGGTCTTATCTTTCTGACTGGTGGCAGCGCTGCAAAGCTGGCCATTAGAGCACATGGTTTTTTGTTCCCTAGTTATAGCAGAACCCTGGTTGCCTACACCGTAGGCGAGGGACAGACGCTGTGGGAGATTACCGGGCGTTACATGGACCAACAGGATAAATACCGTGATTGCCGTGAGTTTATGCACGATATAACAGAGTACAACAATCTGAACGGCGTGAAGTGGTTGCAAGCGGGACAACAAATTGTTATTCCGTTATATAAAGAAATTTAAGGAGGCATGAAAAATTGAAGGGTAAACTAATTATGACAGTTGAGCAAGCCGCTGACCGCGTGGCGTGGGAGCGCGTCCGCAATAGCGGTATCGGCGGCAGCGATATTGCCTGCATCATGGGGCTGAATCCCTGGAAAAGCGCTTACGCACTCTACGCTGAAAAGCATGGCGATGTAGAAGCAGAGGACCTTTCCAATAATGAATTTGTTTATTGGGGAACCGTCCTTGAACAGGTGGTAGCTGACAGATTCTGTGAGCTGACCGGCAAGAAGGTTCGCAAGTGCGGCACGCTGCAAGATGAATCATACGAATTCATGCTTGCGAACGTTGACCGCCTTGTGGTTGGCGAAAACGCAGGCCTTGAATGTAAGACTGCGAACGGCTTTAAGTCGAAGGACTGGGACGGCGACGAGCTGCCAGACAGTTACTATTGCCAGTGTCAATGGTATATGGCTATTACCGGCTGTGATAAATGGTACATCGCCTGCTTGATTGGCGGCAACCATTTTGTATGGAAAGAAATTCCACGCAACGATGAGTTTATCGAAGATATGAGAGCGCAAGCTATTGTATTTTGGAGTAATCTCGAAAGCAATATCCCGCCGGAGGTCGACGGCAGCGAAAGCACCGCCGCAACCATTGACAAGATGAACAAGGATAAGTTAGCGGTTGACAGTATCGCACTGCCGAGTGCGGCAGAACAATACATAAAGTGTATTGACGGATTGAACGCAACAAAAAAAGTGCTGCTAGAGCAGTTAGCCCAGGCGCAGAATGCGTTAAAGCTCATGCTTAACGGCAGTGAAAGCGGCGTGTTTATGGATAGAAAAATCACTTATAAACAGACTGCCGCAAGAGTAACTCTGGATGATAAGGCACTGAAAAAAGACCTGCCGGATGTATATGCAAAGTATGCTAAGGTTGGCAAGCCTAGTATGAGGTTTACGTTAAAATGAGCCTTACAGAGCAAGAAGAATTAGGCTTAATCTTCTTCCATAAACGGAAGAAATTAAGTCTGCTGCAAGGTGATGTTGCTAAAATGGTCGGTTTAGAAAAGCCAACTATCAGCTCATACGAATGTGGCGTAGTTAAAAATATTGCATTGAGTACACGTATAAAATTGGCACAAGCATTGGACTTGTCGCTGGAAGAAATTCTGTATGACAGTGAAAAAGATGGTTTGAAGTTAAGAATATTTAAAGGAGATAAAGAATAATGGCAACAGTAAACGGTATTGCAAAAAGAAATGTAGCGGCAACAACTACCGCTAGCAAAGCACCTTCCGCATTGGGTGTGATGATTGGTTCTCAAAGTGTTCAGCAACGTTTTGAGAAGATGTTAGGCAAGAAGAGTGCGGGCTTTCTCTCTAGCCTGCTGACACTGACCAACAATAATAAATTGCTGGCAACGGCAAACCCGAAAACAATCTTGGCTGCTGCTGCGACGGCTGCAAGCCTGGACCTGCCTATTAACCCGTCCTTGGGTAAAGCGTGGATTGTTCCCTATAAAGGAAGCGCGCAATTCCAGATTGGCTATAAAGGCGTAATCGAACTCGCAATGCGCACTGGCAAGATGAAGCACATCATTATGACGCCGGTGTACGAGGGCGAAATCAGAGATTGGAACAGATTCACTGAGGCATATACGCCGGGCGAAAAAGCTTCCGATAATATTGTAGGCTACTTCGCAAGATTTGAAACCATTAACGGCTTCAGCAAGACCGCATACTGGACTAAGGAAGAAGTTATCGCTCATGCCAAACGGTTCAGCAAAGCATTTAATAGTGGCCCGTGGCAGTCTGATTTTGATGCTATGGCTTGCAAAACCGTTCTTCTCTCTATCATGAAAACTTACGCGCCTATGTCTATCGAGATGCAGGAAGCGTTAGAGAGTGACGGAAAAGCCGCTGTGCTCAACGAAGAAACCGGCGAGGCTGAATACATCGACGTTGACGCAGAGAACGCTACAGAGCAAGCGCAGGAGCTTACAGAGGGCGGCAAGGTTGATACTGTTACCGGTGAAATCTTCACGGCAGAAGAAATTGAAGCAAGCATGAAATAATAAAAAAAACATCGGGGACAAAATGTCCCGAAAAGCGGGGACAAAATGTCCCCTAAAAATTTGAAAGGGGTGGGACAAAATGTTGAATGTAAAAGCGACACCGTGCGAAAAAAGCAAAGCAATAGTTCTTGTAGGCGAAGGACACTTTGGCTACAGCAACAAATTTGCGGACGATTTAGAAGAAGCAAAGCCGGATGCTTTCGACTTATTCTTTGAGCTTATCAAGGGAGCTGTGGGACTTCATTTTATTTCTATGTATTCGCATAGAAAAAGCAATCCGAAACGCTGGTATAGATTTTTGAAGTTCTGCAAGAAGGACGGAAGAATCAAAGTATACCGGAAGAACAATAAAATGGTGTACGAAGTACCGACATACTTTGAGGAGTAAAACATGGCTGGCAGGTATTATTGGTTAAAGCTCAACGAAAACTTCTTTGAAAGTGATGTTGTTGAGTGGCTAGAGGACCAGGAAAACGGCGAAAAATACGTACTCTTGTACCTTAAACTGTGCTTGAAATCGCTGAAAACTGGCGGCGTACTTGTACGGCAGGTCGGCAAAATGACTATTCAGCATACTGCTGAATCAATCGCCAAACAGACGCAATTTGACATTGAAGTTGTCGAAAATGCGCTTGCTTTGTTTGAACAAATTGGCCTTATTGAGAAGAACGATAAAGGCGAAAGCTACTTGCCGGAGGTTGCTAACATGACCGGCAGTGGGAGCGCGTCAGAATCAGCGACGAAGAAAAAGGCACAACGGCAAAATAAAAAGGGACAAAATGTCCCGAAAAGTGGGGACAAAATGTCCCCCAACTTTGGGACAAAATGTCCGACAGAGATTAGAGATAAGAGTATAGAGTATAGAGATAAAGAAAAGGATGATTATCATCATCCTAAAAGAAAAGACGATGACGAGGAAAAAACGCATACTGAAATTTTTGCCTTGTGGGAGAAAAACATTATGCCGCTTACTCCAATCGTCGGAGAAAAACTGCAAGCCTTGTTAGGTGAGGTTGGCGAGGCTGCCATTGAACAGGGAATATTGGCAGCGGTTGAGCACGGCGCAAGAAACTTTGCGTATGTGCAGACCGTAGCAAGAAACTACGTCAGCGGTAACAGCAAGAAGCAGAATGCAGGTGCCGGATATTCTAGCATGGACCTGGTAAACGAACTTTACGGAGATGTAGGAGGTGAGGGCGATGCTGCAACAGCAGAGAATAGCCCAAACGATTGTTAAACTGCAACAGGCAGGCAAGCGGATGCCGCAGGATATACGGCCCGGCTTTGACCGCCTGGAAGAAGCGAAACGAATCTTGTCTGAAACAGTAAACCTTTGGGCAGGAATTTTTAATCAGCAAAATATAGGCCTTGACCGGTGGGAGAAAGCAGAGCAGATTGCGCTTACCTTGACCGGTGCGAACGGCCTTAACGTGAATATAATCAGCCCGGCGCTGATGCAGGCTGCTTTGAAGCAAGCGGAAGAAGCGCATGTGCAGGAGAATATCAACCGTTGCAACATGGAGAAGCTGGCCGACAGCAAGCCGCTAGCTGATAGGCTGAATGGTATGCTGCTCAAATGGACGGCGGCAAAATTGAAAGAACACCGGCTCATTATGCCGTATATGCCGCAGGATAAGGCTGTATTTGAGTACGGCCACCAGATTGGCTTGAACGATAACGCTATTGACAATCAATTCCGTATCCTGCAATGCTACATGAACGACTTTACGTACAGTCGCAAGCATAATGAGCCTTGTAAAAGTAAGCTGCTGAAATGTGGCGATACGCTTACTTTGGAGGTGCTAGCGTGAGGGATTGGACGGCGTGGATTGGCGCTAAATACGGCACGCTGACCGTTGAAAAGTATTTGGGCAACCAAGGAACCAGGAACACCTTCTTTTTAGTGCGGTGTGACTGCGGCAAAACAAAAAAAGTTATAACTAGCGACTTCTTAAAAGGTAAGGCAAAATCTTGCGGCCTGCTGAAATGCAAACGCGCGGTTGCCAGTGCCAAGCTGTTGTATTTACCCCGACCGCCTAAAGACGACGCGGACCCGAATCGACAAACTGTTAGCGCAATAGAAGCACGCTTAAAGCCTAAATACTTTTGCAAGGCTGTTGCCCCGGAGTGCACGATAAGCACTCTGCTGCACATCTGCTGTTGTGAGTGTGACAGACCTTGCAAGCGGTGCGAAAATACGCCGCAGAAGTGCGGGGCGAGGGAGAGAAAGCAATGAATTTTGTAGATTTTTTCGCAGGAATAGGCGGTATACGCTTAGGCTTAGAGTTAGCCGGGCATAAATGCGTTGGCTTCTGCGAGTTTGATAAGTACGCCAGGACGGCGTATAAAGCTATGTACGATACGGAAGGAGAGTGGGAAAGCCACGATGTACGAACAGTTAAGCCTTATGACGTGCCCGACGCAGACCTCTGGTGCTTCGGCTTCCCATGCCAGGACATCAGCGTCGCAGGCAAGCAAAAAGGCCTGCAAGAAGGTGAGCGAAGCGGATTGTTTTACGAAATTATGCGACTGCTTGCCGGCCGTAGGCAAGAAGATAGACCCCGATGGCTACTCGTTGAAAATGTTAAAAATTTACTTAGCATTGGAAGCGGATTTGATTTCGCGCGGCTGCTGTGTGAAGTGGGGGGGCACGGGTATTCTCTCCAATGGGACACTCTCAACAGCAAAGACTACGGCGTTCCTCAAAACAGGGAGCGCGTGTTCATTGTCGGATATCTTGGAAACATCAGTGGACGAGAAATATTTCCTCTCAGACGAACAGACGGCGAGAATCCTTGCAAACTCAACGAGATAACACAGGGGTTAAGCATGGCATATCGTGTGTATAATCCGGACGGAATAAGTAAAACGCTTGCTGCCGTTGGCGGTGGTGCTGGTGCTAAAACAGGCTTGTATGCTGTTAAGTGTATTGGTAATACTAATCCTTGCGGGCATGGACAAGGTGGCAATGTGTATTCGACGCAAGGCCTTGCGCCTGCACTCACGGTAGCGAAGTCAACACCGTTACAAGTCTGCATGAGCATCAAAGGACAACAATTGCAGGAGAAGATTACTGTAACTCCGACAATTGATACTGATTGCAGAAACAATTTAACACGTAAGCAGACTTGTTGCGCAGTGTTAACGCCAGACCGAGAAGAGAAACGGCAGAACGGCAGGCGAATAAAAGAGCCGGGAGAGCCTAGTTTTACTTTGACAGCGCAGGATAGGCACGGCGTAGCGTTGCTTGACGAAAATATCCGTATCCGTCGCTTAACTCCTCGTGAGTGCTGGAGATTGCAAGGTTTTCCCGATGAATACTTTGACAAGGCAAGGGCAGCAGGTATAAGCGACACGCAGTTATATAAGCAAGCAGGAAACGGCGTTACTGTCAATGTGGCGCGTGCTATCGGTGAAAGATTAAAGGAGGTTGAAGAACATGGATAAAGAAGAGGTTCGCCGGTATTGGCGGCGCAAAGATAGGGAAACATTCTTAAAAGTTTTTTGTTTATCGCTTATAGGCACAGCGATATTGATTGTGGGGTGCGGTGAAACGGCAGAAGAAATTGAAGCTAACAATGCCAAAAGCAGAGCCGCCGTTGAAGCTGCCAGCGCGAATAATAATATCAAAAGCACCGGTAGTGTTATTGCTAAAAAAGTAGGTGGTAGCGCAACTATCATC